ATGCTGCGCTCCCCGCGCCACCAGCCCCACCAGCACCGCCAGCCGCACCAACGGAAGGCAGCGCATACGGAGCTGCAATCGCAAGCGCCGCAGCGCCCGCCAACTGAGCGTCACTCATGCCGGTCGCCTTCTTCAAAGGCTTGCGCAAGAACCCACCTTGCAGACCATCCCACAGGTCCCCAAACAAGCCGCTCATTTGCCACCTCCGCCGCTTTGAGTCGTGGTCGATCCGCTCATGTTGTTGAGCCCGCCGCCGATGGCTGCGATTTGCTGAATCGGGTAGTTCTGCGCGTTCTGGTACTGCTGATACCCGAAGTCGGCTTTGTCCTGCGCGTTGTTGTAGGCAACATTGCCCGCGTTGAGCAACTGATTCGCGCCCATGTAGCCCGATTGCTGGATGGTCGGGGACATGCCAATGGCCTGCATCTTGTTGGCCTGGTCGGTGTTGTACGCCTGGCCGTACATCTGCGTGGCAATGTCGCTCATCTGCTGGCCTGCGGCCTTCTGCTGGAGCTGCATGCGCTGCTCAAGGCCGGAGTTGCCGAACGAGCCGCTGTTGACCATCGCGGTCTCGATCTGCGGTTTGGTCATCGTGTTGAAGCCCTCGGCCACGGAGCCCTGAGCCTTCTTCACCATCGAATCGAGATACGGGTTCGTTTGCCCGCCTTGGAGGAAGCTCGACAGAGCCCCCTCGGCCTGGCCTTGAATCTGACCGTTGCCCGCACGCTGCCCGATCATGTCGAGCGCCTGCGTCTGCTGGCTGTTGAGGTCGGCGACGCCTTGGCCTTGGTAGGCTTGGTAAGGGCGGTTCGCAAGGTCGGTGACGAGCTTGGAATAGGACGATGCCGCGCCCTTGAGTTCGTCAGGGATCATGCGCTGAGTGGTGGACTGTTGATCGCCGCCACCGCCGCCGCCGCCATAGATGACGCGCCCAGCCTCCTTGCGAGTTGCGCACGAGCCCAGCGGCTCGCCCATCGAATAAAGTTCACGACGACTGGTCATACGTCCACCTCAAGAATTGCGTAAACACGCTCAAAACCGACCTTTGCCCGGTACAGGCGCTCGCGCACCTCATCCGCAGCACAACGAACCTTGGAGCAGCCGCACGCCGCCGCCATCTCCTTCAACTTGTCGAAGAACTCCGAGAAGTTCGCCCCTTCCGCAACCATGTCGGTCACCATCAGGACGCGCTTGTTCGGCAACTGGCGAACTTCAACAACACCCCAGCCGACCGGCTCGCCATCTCGATCCATGCGGAGAAGCGTTCGCTCCCCGCGGCTCAAAATCATCTTGAGTTGGTCGCCGGTGATCTCCCCACCGGACACGTCGCACGCCTTGGACAAGGCACATGCCCCATCCTTCCAAGCCCGGTCAATGTGAGAGGCTGGAACAGTCAGAAGCTCGACCATCAGATGAACGTGACCGTGGGAGCGGTCGTGTAAGTGATCCGAACCGTGTCGCCACGCTTGACGGGCACCAAAGGCACCCCACCCAGCGAGGTCGAAACACCTTGGCGGATGTAGGCAACAGACACGCCCACACCGCCCACAATCGACACGAAGCCATCAGCCGGGGCGACGTAGCTGAAGGGCGAAGCCCCAACCGTCACAGCCGCCACCGTCAAAGGCGTGTCAGTGCGCGACAGCACCGAATTGATCGCCCGCAGCACTTCCCGAAACAAGTCGGTCAAGCGGATGACCAAAGCAGGCCCGAACGCAGGCAAACGAGGCTCAGGGTTCAGGCTCATCGCGTCCCCGCTGGCTGAATCTGCGGATCAACCGCCGAGAACTTCGCATCACCCACACCAGCCACGACAGCCGAGTGGAAGCGCGCCGTCTGCCGTAGAGCAAACTTCGACCCGTCGAACGAGGAAGCCGCGCCGAACACAGCAGGCGAGCCGCTGGTTTCCTTTGCAATCGGGGTGCAGGTCAGCGACGACGTGTTGCGAGAGGCGAAGCGCATGCGGATCGCACTCAGGAACGACCACGCCGACTCATCGCCGAAGTCAAACAAGCGCATGGACCACGAGCCAGCAGAGCCCGACAGCGTCTTGATCGCGTTGGTCACGTCGAAGATGGCCGGTGACGACTTCTGCGACAGCCAGAACGGAGAATCAAACGGGATCAGCGGCAGATCGTCATAGGTCGTCACACCTGGCACGATCAGCGGATGACCACCGTCATAGGTGAACGGAGCCGACACATACGACACCACAGCCTGCACCGTCAGGGACACGCGGCCCCACTTCTGAGCGCCCACATGGAAGACGATGCAGTCATCGCACGCACCCGTGGACGACGACGAGGGGAAGTGAATCCAGACCAGCGAGTTATCGCGGTCCCACAGCAGCTTCGTGCGGTAGCGGTACTCGGCTGACGAGTTGTTGAGCCACCACTGACGAACCACACCCGAGGCAATCGGCACAGGGCGCGTGCCGTCGAAGCGGTAAATATCGTCAGACCCAACAAAGATGTGACCGATTGACGTGTCAACCGCGGCTTCAGGGCCGACACAGCCGACATCGAAGCCGACTTGCGTAGACGCCCACACGGCATCCCCGCCCACGTAGGTCATCAGGAAAATGGCGCGGGACTTGTACACAACGATGTCATCACCGAAGCGAACCGCCGCGTTGACAGGGCCAGAGCCGCCAATGAGCCGACCCGTCGCGCATTGCGTCGAGATGCTCGGCGTCCAGTCGGTCACATTGAACAAGGCCGAGCACCACCACCGATCAGGCGAGTCGCCGTAGACGCCCTCGTTCGTATCGAAGGCCACCACAAAGCCCTTCGACGCAACAAGCAGCTTTGCTTTCGGCGCACCCGAGATGGCCGAAAACGCCCCGCCCGTGCTGCGCTGAATCGTCGTCGCCTTGTTAGATGCCAACACGTCGTTCCCGTACCCGGCAAACGACCACCGATCATCAGTGCCCAGCGTGTACGCCCCGCCAACATCGCTCCAAGACGTGCCCGAAGCCTCATAGAGCTTCGACGCAGTCCCAGCAAAGAACCGAGACGAGCCAGTCAGCGAGCGAACCACAGCCGAGCCCATGCAGGCATCCGCCAAAGCAGCCACCCCAGTGGACGCAGGCGAAGGCGCAGCACGCATGCCAGCCTCATAAGGGATCACCCCTTGAGCGTCCAGAATCGCGCCAGGCGTGGTCGGCTCAACGTCGGGGGAGAATCCGAGCAGCGGGGTCATGCGACCACCCGCGGACGCGCAGTCAGCGAGCCCGCAAAGCGAGCGGCCTTGTCGGCGCTGTTCGTCTTGACCACCGCTTCGGCGTAGAGCTGGGCGTAGCCAGACGCAGCGGCAGAATCACGCGCCCACACTGCGGCGTGCTTGAGCGAGCCGTAGAGGTACACATCAGGCGCGTTCGTCAGCAGCCAATTGACATCGTCATCAGCAGACAGCGCGGGGAACGACTCAAGCGCGAGCAGGCTGTATGCAGACTCGGCGCCGTTGAGCACATGCAACTCATCGCCGATGCGCGTGAAAACACGGTCTTGCGCTTGGTTGGCCTGGAAGTCCTGATACATCTCAGGCGAAACGTAGTTGCGCACGAACCCGGCAACCACCAGGCGTCGGGCCTCAAGCAGCCGAGCAGGCAGCGAAGCCACGCCCGCCACAAGCGATCCAGTCGTCAGCGACTCCATCGCCATGACACGCACGTCGCGGCGGATTTCAGCCTCAGCCAAAGCGACCATGTCCGCAGCAGGCACATCACCGCGGGCAATGGTCGACGTGACTTGTGTTTTCAGTTGGCCGTAGTTCATTTGAGCAGGTACTTCTCAAAGGTGACAAGGTCGGGCCGCTCCTGAAAATAGGTGCGAATCCATTTGCGCTTTTCCTCTTGGGACCAACCGCGCGTCTCCACCAAAAACCGACCGTGATCGGCAGGCGGCAAGTAACCCACCGTGCGACCATCACCCCAGCGCTCGCCAGCAGTAGCGGCGCGGGCGGCTTTGGCTGCCTCAATCCACGGGGTCGCATCCCACTCACGCTGGACGATCAATTGATCGCCCTGAAAGTGCAGCGTCGTTTTCACGCCGTTGGACACGTCCTCAACGAATGAGACGTTTTCGGTGAAGCCTTCAGACATTGCGAATCCCAAAAGGAAAAGGCCCCCGAAGGGGCCTTGAAGATCACGCCGAACCTGATTACGGGGTCAGGTTGTCGATCTTGAAGTGGCAGCTTTCCGAGGTCAGCTCCAAGGTCGCGTCAAGGATCACTTGCTCCTTGTCGCTGTCGCCGGTCTTGGCGAGAGCGTTGCGCGTCACGCCGTCAAGGTAGGCAATGGCCGCGTAGTCATGGTTCACGCCATAGACCACATCGGAGCCGACCATCAGGTAGTGAGGCACGATCTCCATTTCGCCGAAGTCCGACATGTAGACGTCAGCGCCGCCCACGATGCGACCTTGCTCGCCCTTGCCCACTTGGAAGCGGTTCACGGCGATGCCTGCGAAGCCCGAGAACGTGGACTTGTGCGCGGGCGACATGTAAACGGTTCCGGGGACGGTGCCGCAGTTGGTAAACGACGACTGAGCGGCGGTCTTCACCAGGGGCTCGGCAAACGTGCGGTTCGTGCCAGCGGTGATGGCCGAAGAGGCGATGCCCGCGGTGTGAGCCGGGGTAGCGCCTGCGCCGTTGTGCAAAGCGTTGGTGTAGATCAGGCGGCCCAGGCCAGCCAGCTTCGACGCGGTCACGTCATCACCCAGGACGGCGACGTTCTTCGACAGCGAAGCGGCTTCCAAGTCGCGCTGAAGCTCCTTGTAGACCTTGGCGATCTGGTAAGCCTGCTCAGACTTGCGCCCGGCCTTCTTGACGCGGTTGGCGCGACGAGACGTGCCGACGGTGTCTTGGAAGATTTGGCAGACGTTCGCCACGCGGTTGGTGGCCGAGCGAGCCGAAGGAGTGGCGTCGTCACCGTCAATGGCGGCGTTGTCCTTGTTGGCTGCACGCAGGCTGTCGCGCTGCCATTCGTGCGTGATGTTGGTGGCCGAGGTGCGCCCGATGTTGGAGATCAGCGGGGTTTGCTCGGGGGAGGTGTTGGTGATCGCTTCGATCAGGTCTTCGCGGTCGCCGCGGATGTCGTACTTGGACACCAGATTGGTCGGTTGTGCCATTTGAGTTACCTCGTGTTGGTTGCGATGAAGGAGGCCAGGTCACGCATCGAGGCACCACCCTTGCGGGTGACGGCTTTGCGAGCGTCGAGCTTCTGGCGCACTTCTTGGGACATGGGTTGCTTGGCCTGCGGCAACTTCGGCGCCTCGGCGACCTTCTTGGTCACTGCCGGTGTTTGCGCTTTGAGTTGCCGGTAGGCGATGGCGTCACGCAGGACAAGCCACGATTCAGCGTCGAGCACTTGCGAAAGGCGCTCGTCCGTGAGGAACGAGAACGTCTCCTTCGCATCACCCCACAGCTTTTCCAGGCCCTTGCGGTCGATGCCTTCGGCGCTCAGCCGCTGCCATGCTTCCTGCTTGGCGGCTTCCTGACGTTGTGCATCTGCCTGCTTTGCCTGCTGCTCCAGTGCTTGCGCCTGCTGCTGCACCTGGCCCAGATAGGCGCTCAGTTGCTGCTGTCGGGCGTTTGCCTGAATCCATGAGGCGGGGTCCGTCTCCGCGAGCTGCGCGAGTTGCGCAGGGTCCATGAACCCACCGACAGCCTGGATGACTGCCTGTGCTTGCTGGAGAGCTTGGTTGATGTGCTGCCTGCCTTGGTTGAGTTCGTTCTGCACGATCTCGGCGGCTTGCTTCTCGCGGGACGCGAGTTCTTGGGTTTTGCGGGTGTAGTCGCCTTGCAGTTGCTTGCCGATCTCGGCCACCTTCTCGACCACCTCGGGCGGCGTGTTGGCGGGGAGGTCAAACTTCTGGCCTGCAAAGACCACTTCCTTTGGTGCCTCGGTTGCGCTGCCCTCTTCGGGTTCAGCGTCCTCGGACTCTTCGCCTGCGTCTTCGGGGGCGGCGTCCTGTTCCTCGTCGTCTTCGGGAGGGTCGCTCTCATCGAGTGAGTTGGCGATCAGGGCGGCGGCTGCGTCCATCGGATCGATTGCCTCGGTGGCTTGATCGGTCATTTGTGATGTTTCCTTAGATCACGCGGCGGAAGAGTTTTCGCGCTGCCGAATTCAAGCCGCGCCAGCTTTCCGGTTTCCACCATCCCGGTCAGCAATGCTTCAAACTTCCTGGACAACTTGTGCAACTGGAGGAAGAGCCTTTGCCCCTCCACATCACGCACGGGGCAGTTGCTCCAGTCGGTCACGATCTGGCCCTTGAGTGCTTCCATCGCCTCCTTGAAGGCGCGGCTCTCCAAAACGCGGGCAGCGTCTTCCCCCCGCATAGCGTCTTGACGCTGGCGGTTCACTTGGTCGCTCATGGATCAGTCCTGAATAAAGGGGAAGTCGGGCGTGTCGCCTTGCTGGCTCTCGCCTTCCATCGCGTCGGCTTTCTTCTCGGCGATGGCCTCAGCCGAAGCGCCGCGCATCTGAGCGATGAGCAACTGCGTCTCTTGCTGGATGCGGGCTTTCTCAAGCTCGACTTGACGGTCCAACGCCTTTTGCTCGGCCTCAAATGCGAAACGGGCCTGAGAGGCCCGTTCTTCGATCTGCTGCTGCGCTTGGAACTTCTGCGCGTCTGACTGTAGCTCTAGCTGCTTTTGCTGCGCCTGAGCCTGAATCTTCTGCGCCTCAGGGTCTGGCTTTTGCTGCTGCTGCGGCATCCCGTCGCCCGGGTCTTGCCAGAAGTCATCGACGTTCTGGAAGCCCGCCAACTTCACCTTCTGCGCTTGCAGGTTGTAGAGGTGCTTCGGCTTGACCAACAGGCCCATGCCGCCACCTTGCACCGCTTGCAGTTGAGCGATTTCGATTTGCTGGAGGCTTGCGGCTTGCTGCTGCTTGTTGCCAGTACCCAAGCCGACATTGATGCTCATGTCGTAGTTGTCGCGCCATTCCTGCGGGTCGTACTGAACGAACTTGTTGCGCAGACGGAAGGCCAGCTTCTCCATGCAGTGCTCGGTCAAGACCTTGAGCACGCCAGCGAAGAGCGGTTTGTAGAGCGTCTCAGCCAGGACGCGGGCGACCAACTCGGTGCGCTCCTGCATCCGGCCATCTTGAATCTGCGAGCCCGTCGCCGTCTTGTTGATCGAATTGGCATCCAGGCCAGACGACAGGTAGTTGACGCCGCTTCGGTTCATGCGGACTCGGTCCACGTACTCCAGCATGGGAAAGGCTTGAGCCCCAACCCATTGCGTCTGGATGTCGGTCACCGCATCAACCGAGTTCACCCGCTCAATGCCGCCGTGACGCGGGTCCAGCAAGTCATCGATGTTGGCTTGAGGTGCGCCGGTCGAGTCAACAAGCACACGTTTGCGCGGCGTGGTGGACTGATACAGCGAGTCCAGCATCTGCCGGGTGATGACAGTGTGCAGGCGCTGGAGGTCAGAGACCAGCTCAGCCAGGCTGTGACCGTCCCAGCGATGCGAGCGCAGGATTGGCGACGCAGTGGCGATGGGTACGTGACTCGTTTCCTCGACCTTGAGAATCTTGTTCGCCAGGCGCGTGACCATCAGGCGCTCGGAAATGCCGTCGCCGTCACGGTCAGCCAGCACGTATTCGATGCGCAGCCAGCCTTCGGTGCGGCTCTCGTCTTCGGATGGTGTCTCGACTGCTCGACCCGTCCAATCCTGAGTGTCAGCCTCGCGCAGCTCACGGTCAGCGCTCATGTCGATCCGGTCGCCCACCACCAGATCACCGGCTTCCACGTCAAACCCCATCTCGCGCAAGTCGGAGAGCGTCACGCGCATCATCCGGCAAACGTATGGGCACTCATCGAGCAGCGGGCTGGTCCAGTTGCGCTGAATCAGCAGCTCTTCAGGCGGGAACGCTTCAATGTGGACCTTGCCCGTCTTGCGGGTGGTCTTGATCTTCACGTCATGGACGTTGACCGGCAGCCCCATGTCATCGAAGCCCACCTGCGTGTCAGCCTCGACAATCTCCGGCTTACCCTCTGCCATCTCCTGCAAACGAAGCACAAGGGCTTCATCCGTCAGACCCTTGTAGCGGACGGTCTCCGTCTTCTCGGTCTCTTTCCAACGCCACATGATGGCGCAGTTCTTCAGCATCAGGGCATCGGTGATCGCCGTGTAGGAGATCAGGAAGCCGCTGTTCTGCTTGTAGAACACGTAGTTGACCGCTTGAGTCGCTTGCTCTGCGCCGTCCACGTCTTCAGGGCCGGTCGGCTCAAAGGACACAGCCTCATCACCACCCACAAAGATTTTCAGCAGGGCAGGACGCACCCATTCCACGGTATCGAGAACGTCAGACGTGACAAAGCCCGAGCGGCCCTCTTCCTCGTCACCGTAGGGCAGTCGCTGATACTCGCGCATGGCAGATTCACGCGCCTCGGCCAGCTCGCCCCAGACGTAATCGCCCGCCTGCTCTTCCTCTGCTTGCAGGAGGTTCAGCAGCGTGTCATCGTCCATCTTCATTGGTCAGCTTTCGGCTTGCGCCCGCGACGGGGCTTGTCTTGCACTTCTTCTGCGATGACTTGAGAAAGGCCCGACGCTGGCTTGTATGGATCAACCAAACCCGACTCGGTCTTTGCCAGGTACTCGGCGAGCGCCTGAACGTCTGGGTGGTTCGGCCTGCCGTTCGCCACCAAGCGCAGCGCCAACATGATTTGTTCTGAGGTCATGCGTAACTGCGCTTTGGGTACTTGATCGGGCGAAGTGATCCAGACTGAGGCGGCTTGTGAACCACGCAGCCCAAGCCAAACGAGTCAGCGCCGTGTGATGCCCAATCGTGCTCAGGCCCAAGGCCAATGCCGCGCGCCTCGTCTCGCTTCTCGTGATACCAACCCAAGGCATCCAGACCAGCGGCGCACCCTTCGGCGTCAAACCACATGGAAGGGAACAACCTGCGGGCTTCTTCAATCCGGGCCTTCGCAGCACCTCGCCCCTGGTTCGGGACAACAGTCACCGCATAGCCCGCTTGCTTGAAAGCGGATTCATACGAAACCGCGTGCACCTTGTCCTGCGTCGCCCCGTCATGAGGCAACCAGATTTGCGCCTTGTCGGGTGTGTAGCCCTGCTCACGAAGCCAGGCCAGGTGAGCCGCCAAAGGCTGTCCGACCACTTCGTAATACTTGAGCCACCTGATTTCCAGGCCGACAAACTGCGCAGCCCAGAAGGTGAACGCATCAGCCTTTGCGCCCGTCCCGCCGATGTCAGCGAACAAGCGAATGGTCATCAACGGATCAGGAGCGACCCGACCAATGCGGCCTTGAGCCCTGGCCTCTGCCAGTGACTTTGCGAAGTACGCGCCCTCGTGGACTTGTTCGTATCCGCCTTCCCAGATGTGATCGTATTTGTCGGGCTGAAGCCTCAGACAATCCAGCCGCTCTTGCTCAAGCTCTGCCGTGAACCAAGGGTTATCACGCCAATTGGCTTTGACCACGACAGAACCAGTCGGCAACTCAGCAGCCCGGAACATCGAGTCAACCGGGTCTTTCTTGTGCCGAGGGTTCCAGCCGAACCACAACTGAGAGCCTGGAGCCCGAATCGTCGGCCTCAACAGGTCAAGGCTTCGTTGTGTGGCCGTCTGCGCCTCTTCCCACCAAGCCCGCTTGAACCCCTCCAGGGACTTCACGGAATCAGCCG